CCATGTGTGTTTTAGTATCGCCCATAACTAAATGACATTGCCTACATAATGCCATAAGATTGTTTATATTGTCTGCCTTTTTATCACCGCCCATACCCCTTGCTTCTATGTGATGTATGTCTACTGCCTTTGCACCACAGGATTCACAGGGAATAAAATCTTCTATGCCATACCCAAAGTAATCTAAATATAATTTAGTGTGTTTTTTCATTTAACATTATGAAGTTCAAAGATATGAATATTAATCCTATGTTTAAACTCCTATGTAATTGAGCAAATTCATCTACTGAATAACCCATTGAAATACCTAATTGGATAGTTTCAGTTAATACCCCTAATGATATTCTAAAGTTACCAAATTGTAAATAGTATTCCATTACTTATCTATTTGCTTTAGTTTATTTATTGCCCATTCAATACCTGAAGTACCACCCCAAGCATCCCACATTAATCCACCGCAACCTTCAGAATAAGGCACATCTTTATATTGTTGTTGCCTTTTAAATGATGCCATTCTTGCTATTGTATCCCTAGATATGTTTTCTTTTTTAGCTAATTGATTTGCCCTAGCTTTGCCAACTGCAGTTCCACATTCACCCCAACCATTTTCATCAGCCCATTTTAACGCCCTCTTTGCATTGTTACTAGCAGATTCAGGATAGTCATTGTAAGTTTCTTCATATTTATCACTAGCTAAAATAGCCGCCCATACTTTAGCAGCCTTTTCTTCTGTGTCATATACGCAACCTCCTGTACCTATTCTGTACTTACCATTGCTACATTTGTGTATTGGCATTGCCTATCAATTTATTATAAATAGCGAATCTTTTGTTATTTATAGTGTGAAGATTAAAGTTAGCATTGCAGTAATCAAATAGCTTCTGACCGTATTCTATCCTAGCTGCTTCATCAAATGTTAATAACTTAATCCATTTATACCAATCCTGTTGATTGTTTACATAGCATACAGGCATATCTTTATAGGGATGCACGTTGCTAACTATAGCAGGGTTTTTCTTTGCTGCAGTCTCTAATACCTTTAGATTAGATTTCATTGCTCCAAATTTATTTTCTACTAATGGTATAATGCTAATGTCGGAATCAGCGTATGCACCCATATATTTGCTTACTTCAGAATAGTCATATATAGTTGGATTAAGTTTTAAGCCATTAGTAAATACCCCAATCATTCTATCCCACAAATGTTTCTCACCTAGATTGTAACCTGCAATAACCGTTCTAACAGGGAAGTTAATCTTCTTCATTGGGTTGCGTAAAATATCTAAATCAGGAACGTGAGTACCTGAACCTGACCAAAACAATCTAACCATATCAGATTCTAATTTATTGTCTTGAAACTGCTCCTCACCATAAGGTAAAGCATTTGGCAGTATTTCTACATTAGGATTGTATTTATATATTTCTTCAGCTAACCTTTCGTGTGTACAGGTGCAAAGGTCTGCCACTCGCATATACTCTGTAATTATATCTGTTATATTGCTTTCTCTGTATCTTTGTGCAAGGATATGTGAAGGCGGCAATATCCAATAATCATCATTATCTACTATCAATTTAAAGTTATACTTTAACTTCATTTCAACTAATAGCTTTGCATCTGTTGCAGCTAAGAATCTATTAAATATTACGATGTCATAGTTATTATCAAATACTACTTCATTAATGGTATCAGTAATTAAGCAATAGTCTTTACGCATATTAACTAATGGCATCATAATTCTATGATAACCGACCCCACTAAATTTGCTTGTTATTGCTAGTATTCTCATAATGCAATATAATATGATTTATTTCCGTTTGAGTATTCTGATACATTTGAAGTATGTAAACCCCAAGTCTTTTTAACTAAATCCATCTTGTTATAACCATATGCATCACTACCATTCTGCTCAATATGGATAGCTTTTGTCTTTGGTATATATTTAGTATGGAATCCTGCGGCTCTGCATCTAGTACAATAATCTAAGTCTATTGCACCATAAGGGTCTAATTCTTCGTTAAATGCTCCTAGCTTTTTAATTACCTCTGCACTAATTGTAAAATTTGCAATTATGTCTAATGAATCTCCATGAAAACCATCTAATGCTATTGAGCAAATACCTATTGTTTTATCCTGCATAAAGTCATTCCGAGTTTGTAACCAATTATCAGGCTCTAATATATCATTACCCATAATTGTAACATAGTCAATATAGTCATAGTTAAAATGCCTTAAACCTTTATTAGTTGCATAAGCTATGCCTGTTTCATCTACAATGCTTATAAAATCTATATGCTTACCTGCATTCTTAATGTTATGAAACAAGGTATCTATGTTTCTATTTTGATAGTTTAAATAAATTATTGCGTTCATCGTGGCTTATTTTCTCCTATTTTTTTTGCAGGTACTCCTGCGTATTTTGTAAATGATTCTGATACTCCTTTAAAAAATGCACTTGCACCAATCATACAACCTTCTAATATAACTGACCATTGATGCAATGCTGCATTCATACCTATATTAGAATTATTATTTATAATACAATGTCCACCAATTTTACCACCGCTGCATATAGTAACATTATTATTTATAATACAATCGTGTGCAATGTATGCGTGTTTCATTATAAAACAACCATTACCTATATATGTCGAACTTTCAGTTCCTGCATCTATTGTTACTAATCCTGTAATAATATTGTTATTACCAATAATAACTTGACCTTTGGTTTTACCCCAATACTTTTTATGTTCGGCAGGGTCGCCTATAACACAATAAGCACCTATGTAATTGTTGTCCCCTAGTACAACATTGTCCCCTATTATTGCGGTTGGGTGTATATAATTAGCCATTTGTTTTTGGTTTGCGACCACGCTTTTTTGGTTCTAAAAGGTTTTCTATTGGTAAACTATTATAGTATTTGTATAATCTAACTACCATATCCATACGGCAATTCCCACACCATATAGTCAAAATAAAGCTAGGGTCTATGTATCTTCTATATATTGCCTCATAAGTTTTCATTATAGACAAGTCTAAGTTTCTTAGATAACCGCTTTGCGCAGTTTCGTAATTATTATAATGCTCTTTTAAATATAACCTATCAACTAATTCCATATCTTATAAATTAAAGTTTCGGTAATAGCAGCAACAACACCTGATACAAACAATACACTTGCAATGTTTACAATCAATTCAGGTGAGAAATATAGTACAATTCCAATCCATGAAGCCAAGCAACTTCCACAACTGAAAGGCTTGAAATTGATTCTCCATTTTCTATGTAGGTTGTGGATAGTATTAAAAAATAATGATGCGCAGACACTTGTTATTATAATTTGAATCATTTACGAATAAATTTTTTAAGTTCAGATTTAGTTTGTTTTAAAGTTCTTATGATTGACATATAAGGTATGCCTGTTTGTCTACTTAACTCCTTTGCATTCTTGTTAAAGTCAAATGTATATAGCCTTAATATTTCCTTTTGATACCAATGTAATTTTTCAATGCCATTCTCCATTAGGTTTATAATACAGTTATCTTCAACTTCAGCAACTTCATTAACTTTATATTCAGTATAGTTCCTATACTTTTTCCAAAATTGACTTCTATCAGACTTAATCATATTAAGCATAGTCCTAACTATGTAAAATCTAATTTCATTTCTTTCGTATAAACCAAATAGCTTTTCATTAGGCATTTCTAATAAAACCATAAACACTTCAACCTTTAAATCATACTGCAATTCTTCAGGCTGCATCTTAGCAAATGCCTGATTGACTTCATCATTAAGCCAATATTGCTCTATAATTTTATTTTTGTCCATTCAATTAGTACAGGTTGTAATTCTTTTTCTGTACAAATATATACTAATCCCTGACAATTATGGATATCTTGCAGTCTTTCTTTTTGTTCAGGACTTAGCTTGTCCCCTATTTTTTTAACTTCTACTGCAACATATCTACCTTCAGATGTGTAACCTTGTAAGTCTGCCCATCCTTTTTGTATAGTTCCTTTACGTTTGCCATATGGAATATTGTTAACTCTATTAAGTCTGCAACCAATAAACTCAAGATTTTTTTTTGCCCACTTTGTTAGGTCGTTTGCTGATATGTCCATAGTAATTCGTAAAATTGTTTTTTAAATGTAAGCCTATTTATGCCATCAATAGCATCTTGTCTTGTTGGGTAGCAGTCAATAAAGTTAATTGTATAACAATATTTTAAGCTGCCACAATAAGTGTACTTAACTTGATAGACCTTCAAAGTATTTGACAAGTGCTATTTTTTTACATTGTGTATCTACAAAATCATTGTTATTAATAGATTCTCTAAAATTTTTAGCATCTAATCCATATAATTTATTCATTTTTTGTAGGTTATCTTCTCTTACAATCTTAATAATTTCTAACATTTCGTGTTCTTCAAACTTCAATTTACCCTGCTTTAGTAAAATTGCAAATACCTTGTTAGCATTAAATAACTTGTTATAGTCATTTCTAGGCGATTGTAGCCACTCTTTCTGCGTGAATGATACAATATCATCATCTGTTAATTTGGGTGGCTCTATTTCGTTTACAATGGGTTTTATCATTCTTCTTACTTCTAATGCTTTTTTTGTATATGATGTCATAACCTGACCAATAAACTTTGGACTAAACTTTTCATAATGTTCTGTGCTGCAATCTAACTTACCCTGAACTGCCATTTTAAATGCAAGTCTAAATTCCTCAATAGTAAACAATGGGTAGCTAGTCCTAATAAAATCTTCTATCACAATCATCTCTTGTGTATCAGGATATTTTGTGAAACCTAGCAAGGTAAAGATATATGCTAAATTTTCCTTTAATGTTACAGGTGAAACTAGATTTAACTTGTTACCTTTAAAGGCTTCAGCTATTTCATTGTCAACTATGTACCCACTTTGCAAGGGCATCCATTCTTTCTTTGCTTGTGGCAGTTGGGTTAAATGTTTTTGTATTTCCATATCTAAGTTTGTTTTTAGTCCAAGTGTTAATTCTTCTTTTTACATCAAAAAACTTTTCTAACTCATAACGCAATTTACCATTTTTATTTGGTTCGCACCAATATTCAACAAATTCATCATAAGATTCACCTAAAATTTCTTGATACTCTTTTATATTATTAATAAATAAATCTTTAGTATTTACATTTATATTTACATTTTCCATATGACCTATCATATGTGTGGTCATATGACCTACTTGTTTTTCTTTGTTTTTAGTATGTTGATTTTTACCTGAAACATTGTTGCGCCTAGATTCCGTAAAAGTTTTCCTACGTTCTTTTTCTAGGTCTAACCTTTCATTATACCATAGACCATCGGCATCTTTTATAAATTTGTCCTGTATCTTGACCCACGTTTGACCAACCGTTTGACCTATCATATGTAAGGTCATATGACCTCTATTAAATTGCAACATTAGTAGTTCCATATATGCACCTTTTTCCTCAAAGGTCATACCCATTGTTCCCCCAATGTAATCATTAGGGTAAAATAAAAATGCAGGGTCTTTTGACATAAAATAAAAATGGGGTTCAGATTCCCTGCTAGTCGCATTAGCAGTTCATCATCCCCCCAATATTGTTTATAAACTAAATGCGACTTAGTTCTTGGT